CAAATGCAACCTATGGAAGGTGGCGGAGTTGTTAGTAACTACATGGGTGGTGGTAACGTAATGAGTTATAAGTATGGTGGCGGTGTAATGAATAAAAAGAAAAAGAAAATGGCTGGTTACCAAGAGGGTGGAGATGTTAATGACTTAAGCCCTGAAGATTTAGCTTTTATGGCTTTAGGTCAAGAAGCTTTTGAAAGTAAAGGTGATAAACAATTTCAAACAAAAAAATCATACCCGAATTTACCGGGAGTTACTGTTGATAGTTATTTAAGTCCTGAAATTGTTTTTGGAGAAAATTATCAAAATATGTCTACGGAAGAATTAAATGAGGCGGCTCAGAATTTTGCTGACATGATGAGTAACTTTAAAGGAATAGCAACAAAAGGCTATGGAGAATTTAGCCCTATAGGTTCTGGTGGTCGTGGTGGTAAACGTGAATTATACCCATTTAGTCAAAATGATGCTGAAGCATTACATTCCCTTATGTTTATGCTAACTGACCCAGATAAAGAGATTTATAAAAGCGGTGATTCTTTAAAAAGACTTCTTGAAGCACAATATTTACCTGATAAAGACAAAAGAAGACTTGTAAAAGAATTTGATGTTAATACTGTAGGTTTACAACGAGGTGGTGCAGTTAATGATGCTACTTCTGTTAGTTTAGAGGGTTTATTGTCTGAACTCCAAAAAAAAAATTCTTTAAGTAACTTATCAATGGTAGATGCCGACAGGGTAGATGCCGAAAATCAAGAAATACTAAATGCTATTATAGATTCTGTAATGCCGGGTGGTGCTATGGGTTCTATAAAGCAAACAGGTAAGTTAGTGCCTTTAGCTAAGAAATTTGCAAGTTTAGCACCAGACAAAGGTAAACAAAAAGTTTTAGATAAAATAGCAAGTGAAATGAGCGTTGCTCCTAGTAGGAAAGTAATGCAAAACCCATCAAGAAACTTATATGACTATAAAGATTATAAAGTTGTAGAAAAAAGACCAGAGTCTTTTGACGCAATGGATTTAATTAACAAAGGTTATTTACAAAAATATACTAACAAGTTAGTTAGAAATATGAATCCATCTGGAAGTGTAAAATTAGGAGATATAGTTGATGCTGATTATGCAAGTAATATGAGAGGTGGTTATTACAATATTAACGATATGGCTGAAGGCGTTATAAAAATGCCAAAGAAAGAAAGAATAAAAGCAGCTAAAGATTTGTTAAAGTATTTTAACATTAATTTAAGAAATGTTAAAGGCAAGCAAGAAGGTGGTGAGATAGCAGATTCTTTATTTGGTATGAGTATGGATGAGTTTAATAAGGTGTTATCAAATGAATTATTAGAGTCTTCTATGACAGGTGAAAATCTTCCTAAAAGAATTGAATTATCTCCTGAAGAAGATAAATTTAGAAATAATCCTAATCCTGATAAACCATTTGGTAATACTGTTTTAGATGACCTTTTATTAAGAGCATTTGAAAAATATATGTTTGGTACAGTACCATCTATGAAAGATTAAAATGGAAAAAGACCCTAGAGCAGAAAATAACGAACAGCTTTTTAGACAATGGAGAGATGCTCGTTCAGATTGGGATACCGAAGCTAGAGAAGATATTGATTTTTATTTAGGTAATCATTTTACAGAGGATGAATCTTCTGATTTAGCCGCAAAAAATCAAGCAGATGTACCAATGGATAGGACTTCTGCCGCTGTAGAAAAATTTAAAGCTGTATTAACAGCAAGACCCCCTGCATTTACAATAACCCCAAGAGAAGATTCTGATGTTAAAGTTGCTTCTGTTTGGAGAACTATTTTAGGATATGTGTGGCAAATATCTGATGGTGACTCACAAATGAAACAAGCAATACATGATTATGCTACAACTGGATTGGGTTACTTGTATTCTTATGTAGATACAGAATCAGATTTTGGTAGAGGTGACGTGAAGTTTACATACTTAGACCCATTTAGAGTATATGTCTCTCCTTCTTCTCGAAACCGTTGGTTGGATGATGCTGATGGTATCATATTGTCTACCGTATTAACCCAAGAACAACTCGTTAACCTCTACCCTCAATTAGCAGACCAAACAGACCCTGAAACTGGAGAAGAAATTCCCGGTTTAATTAATGATATATCTGAATACCATGATATAGAAGGAAGTGATTATCCAGCTTCTCAAAATAAAAACTCTGTTGTTGCTTTTACACCAGCCGATGTAAAAGATAAAGACTACATGGATGTTAGGAAGTATCAGATACTAGAAAGATTTTATAAAGTAAAAGTAAACTTTTATTATGTAATAAACACACAAGATTCTTCTGAAATGATTATGTCAGAAGAAGAATTTGCAGTTTTTTCTCAAGAAAACCTTGATTTAATAGAAACTGGTATTTTTACAGTTGCTCCAGTGCAACAAACTAGAATAAAAGTTTGTGCAACAGTGGGTGAAATTGTATTATATGAACAAGTATTAAATACAGATATATATCCTATTGTTCCATTACCAAATATATGGACAGGTACTCCATTTCCTAAGTCTGATATATCTAGAGCTAAACCAATGCAAAGACTTTTAAATAAATTATGGTCTTTAGCATTATCTCATGCTCAAGCATCTGCTGGATTAAAACTTTTAGTTCCACTTGGTAGTGTTGATGATATATCTCAGTTAGAACAAGATTGGGCAAACCCTAATGCTGTTATTGAAATAGATTCTTCTCAAGGAGAACCTCATTATCCACAACCATCTCCGTTAGCAGGAGAGTTTTATAGATTAATACAGCAATCTGAGTTTTACATAGATTTTATATTTGGTTTACCAGAAATGATGCACGGTTTTAGTGACAAAGCACCTGATACTGTTCGTGGTACTGAAAGAATGATAGCACTAGGAAGTGAAAGACCAAAATCTAAATTAAGAGATATAGAGTTTTCTATTAATAGACTTGGAAAAGTATTATACAATCTTTCAAAAGGTCATTACGGTTTTAAAAAAATGTTTAGGTTATCACAACCTAATAATGATTTAACAGAAGTTATGGTAAATGTTTATGACGATGTATCAAATACAATTATTGATATTAAGAAAGAAAAATATAACATTGAACAACATGATATAAGAATTGAACCCGGTTCTACTATGCCTACAAACAAATATGCAGAACTTAGTGTATATTTAGAGGCATTTAAAATGGGTATTATTGATAGAACCGAAGTGTTAAAGAAAAACCCAGAAATATTTGATAAAGAAGGCATCATGAAAAGAACAGACGAAAAACAAAAGATGATGCAAGAAATTCAGTCCTTACAAGGACAATTAAAGAATTTGCAAGGTGACTTGCAAACAGCCCAAAGAGAATCTGTACAAGACAGAAAGCGAGTTGAAGTTGAGAAATTCAAGACTAGACTTGGTGAAGTCAATTCAGATTCTAAAGCAGATAGAAGAGTACAACGTAGTAAACTAGAAAATGAAGTGAAGCTCGAAGTTGAGAAATTAGCTAATCGCCTTAACAATGAAGCGAATAAAGCTAGTTCAGCTCGTAAAACCTAGAGACATTTCGAAAGGATATACATGGAAACTTTAGATAATAATGAGGCTAACGTCGAACCAATGCTTGCTGATGAAAGTAGGTTTGGAGAAAATGAAAGTATCTTGGGTCAATCACCAGAGGGGGTTGACGCTGAGGCTATTGAAGAACCGGCTTTAAATGAAGAAAATGAGGCTCGTAAATTTCAATCAATGTATGACCGCTCTCAAGCGGAACTCGGTGAATTGAAAAAATTCGAACCCTTAGTTAATCTTTTAGAGACGAGACCTGATTTAGTTAAGGTATTACAAGATAATATTTCAGAATCTCCGAGTCAAGAACAATCATCACCGGAAGTAGTAGTAGACGATTTCAACCCTTGGGACGCTTTTGACTCAAAGAAGGATACCCCTTCTAGAAAGCTAGTAAAATCCGATATGGAAAAAATAGCAGAACAGAAAATCAGCAAAGCTATGGCAGAGCAACAGGCAAAAGTTCAAACAGAAATGCACTTGAACAATACTGTTAATACTTTGAGGAATAACTATAAGATGTCCGATGGTGACATTAAAGAGTTTCTTCAATTTTCAACTCAGCCAAAAGAGCAAGTTGGTTTAGGTAACCTTGTTAAGTTATGGCGTGATGTCAGTGGGGTTAGTCAAAATAATACTGATACCTTGAATGCGGTTAGAGCCGCTCAAGATACTCCTCGCAGTGCTGGAGTTCTACAAGGACAACCTGTTCAGAATAAATCTGAAGCAGATAAATTGTGGGAATCCGTTAAGAATGCAGGGAGTAGGAATAGTGTTTTATAAATAACAAAATAGGAGTAAATAATGGCTACTTATAATAGTGGACAAGTAAAATTTGGTACTCCCGGTGCGGTTATTGATTCAACCATTCCATCACGTAGGTTATATGACTTTAGTGATAGGGTTGCGGAATTAGCCCCGGAGGAGTCTCCATTTTTTGTATATTTGTCTAAAGTAGGAAAAGTTCCAACGTCGGATTCACAATTTCGATATTTGGAAGATAGGACTAAAATATCAATAGCTGATAGAAGCTTTTTATCTACAGGCGGTGCTACGCTTGTTGCTGAAGGAAGCTCAATGGATTTAGTTTTTGATACAGTAGATGGAGCGGCAGTTTCTTGGTTAATACCGGGTATGATTGTTGCTGTATCTTTAAATGCATCAGGAGCAGGTACTCTTCCAGCGTTTGGAAATGTACGCATTAATTCAGTAAGTCATGGTAGTGCTTCGACAACTTGTCAAGTTACATCAGTATCTACTGTAGCTGGTAGTACAATGACTATTGCTGACAATGCTCAGTGTACAGTAATTGGAACTTCTTTTCAAGAAGGTTCTGGTTCACCTGATGTTTGGTCTGAAGAAATGGATAACGGATTTGGATATACTCAAATCTTTAAAACAGCTTGTGAAATGTCTAATACTGCTAGAGCAACTCAGTATCGTGGATACGCTGATGAGTGGCAACGTATTTGGAATCTAAAACTTCGTGAACATAAAGTTGATATTGAAAGAGCTATGCTTTTTGGTCAACAAGCTTCAAGAAGTGGAATCCAATATACTGATGGCGTAGTTGGTCAGATAATAAGAAACTCAACAGCTAAAGATGGTGGAAATCAAATGACTTACACTTCAGATAAGTCTTATTATAAATCTAACACAGATGCTCAATGGACTTATGATGACTTACTTACTGATTTTGAAGTAATGTATGACCCTGCAAGGGGTGGTTCTGCTTCTAAATTAGGATTAGCTTCATTACCAGTTATATCTTACTTTAATAAAATGACAGATGGTTTTATTGATAAAAGTGTTGCAAATCAAAGTAGGTATAATCTAGCTGAAGCTCAAGGTAGTTTTGGTCATAAAGTAATGAAAATTGAAACTATTCATGGAGACTTAACATTAGTTAAAGAACCATTGTTTAGAGGATTTTCTGCTGGCTTTTTAGCTTTAGTTGACCTTGACCATGTTTCATACAGACCTTTGGTTGGTAACGGTATTAATAGAGATACTTCTATTACTACTAATGTGCAACAAGCTGATGAAGATTTACGTAAAGACATGATTCTTACAGAAGCAGGTCTTGAAGTTTCTCTTCCTGAAACTCATGCACTTATAAACTTAGAAGGAGTCAACTAATGAGAAGTGATGTATTAAATGACAATAGTAATGCTTTCTTAAATGAAACAGTAATTTCACCTAATCATACAGAAATTCATGTAGCTGATGTTACATTGAATGCTGTTCAAGATGTAGGTGGGGTTCACATTATGAAAGCTGCTGATAAAACTTTTACTTTGCCAGCTGTGGCTACGGGTGCTCAATACACATTGGTTCTTGGTATCGATTTAGGTGCTAGTGAATATATGCGTATTGACCCTAATGGAAGTGATAAATTTGTTGGTGGTTGTAATAATGCAGCGGGTACTGATGGTAAATATTTAGGTGTTACAGGTGCTAAAAAAGGTGCTTGTTTAAAACTTGAATACGGAAATGCTAATGGCTGGTTTATCGTTTATCAAAGTTCTGGAAACGGAATTTGGGCACATGAATCTTAATCCGAATAAATAAGGATAACAGTATTTAACTGTGGGGGCTGTCAAAAAAAGGCAGCTCCCGAAATATTAAAAGAATTATGAAAAGATGTAAAAATTGTAATGAACCTAACCCAGAAGGTTGGTTCTATTGTAGAGAATGTGGTAGTAAAACTTCTGAACCAAGTTTTACAACTAATATGTATATGAGAAGTATGATTGGTAAAAGAACTGATATTGAGTTTTCTACAACAACAATAGACGAAGATATAAAACAAAGAAATAAACAATTACAAAGTAGGTAATAATGGCTACATTAAAAGTTAAAATACAAGAAGATGTAATACTTGAAAACCAAGATTATGGTTCTAAGAGAACATTAGAAATATCTAGTATTAATGAAATATACAAAAGACTTGTTACTTGTCCAGCTAGCCAAACAACAACAGTTGCAGTATTTGCTGGTAATGTAAATGATTCAGCTGGTGCTATTGATGTTCAAGATTCCAAGTATATGAGAATAACTAATTTAGATAGTTCTAATGATATTGAAATAGCTATTGTAGGAGCAGCTACTTTATATCAAGTAAAGTTAAGTGCTGGTCAAAGTCATATATTAGGTAGTGCTGATGCTTTAATGTTATCTGAAGCAGATACTAGTCCTAGTTTTGGTACAATGGCTGATGTGACAAGCATACAGGTTAATCCCGGTGGTAATGCAGTTAGTGTTGAAGTCTTTATAGCGAGTGCATAGTGGATTTTGAAGCACAAGTAGAATCATTAGCTTCTATTGCTATAGGTAGTAGTGGCACTGTTCCTACTCAGGGACAGTTAACTCAATACCTTACAGATGGTGCAAAAGAAATTATAAATCATCTTCCTAAACATTTATTACCACTTTGTTCATCAGAGCAATCATTTACTTCAGGAACACCAAACACATTAAATACTGGTAAGGTATTAAATGTATTTAGAAGTGATGGAGATATTAAACAACCTTGTAGGCAAATAGATAGTTCTTATAAAGGTAGAGTTTTAGATTCAGATGATATGGATTATGCATCTGTAACAGACCCAGTATATTATATAGAAAACAATACTATAGATGTTATACCTAGTATTGGTTCTGTTACGTATTCAGAAGTTCAACATCCAGCTGTTGCTTATAGTGATAGTAATATATCAATATTTCCAGATGAAGCAGAATATTTAGTTGTTATTTATGCTGCAATTAAAAGTTTAGAAGCATTATATAGTGATTCTGAAGATATAGAATTATATATACCAATTATAAGTCAATTAAAAGAAGATTATAAAGTTGGTTTATCTAGGTTAACAAAAGGTGGATAATAATGGCAGTACATAAATTAAACGTAAAAAATATTTTAAGTATGGTTCGTCAAGTCTTTCCAAATGTACCTGAAAGTTATTTAATTAGTTTGGTTAATGATGCATTAGTTGAGATTGGTGTATATAGTACAAAACAAATTCAAGCTAAAATAAGTACAGTAGCAGACCAAATGTGGTATAAAATAGGTGATGACGCAGAAGATTCAAGTGGAAATAAACTTGAAGCTAATAAGATTTTTAGAGTAGATTTAATGGATAGTGAAGGCGATTATATTCAAATCCCAAGATTAGTAGATAAAAACATTTTATTAATGGATGCAGACTCAAATGAGGTTGCAATAACAGAACCGGATAGTAAGTAATGGCAAAAGGTGTAAAACATTATTTTAAAAGTGGCAAAGTTCATAAGGGTGGTTATCATAAAATGCCTAATGGAAATTTACATAGTGGTAAAACTCATGGTAAAACTTCTCAAAGATTATTTCATTTTGGTGAACTTTCAAAATCTGCAAAAGTTGTTGCAAAGAAAAATTGGGGTAAATAATGGCTAGTAATATAAAATACCCAGATTCTTCAGCAAGATATTTTATACAAGGAGATAAATTAGCTTTAATAACTAATGTTGATAGCTTAGGTGGGTCTAGAACTGTTGCTCGTAAAAACTTTAAAGCAATATCTGAAGCAATTACTGATGGGTTGTTAATTCATTTTTATGGAGACCCTAATAAAGTTAGAACTATTAATGATGATATAGACCTAGATAATAGTTTACATAAAGCAGTAGTTGATTATGTTAAGAAATGTTTATATATGGACAAAGCTGGCAGGGTTTTAGAGCCGGGTATTGTTCAAACAGCTATGCAAATGTCTGCTATGCATGAAAAGAATTTTAAAGATTCCGTCGCAAGATTTGGAATGAAAAAAAGAAACAAAACTGGAGGCACTAGGGCAGTAGTCCCAGTTAATTTTAGATAACCAATATGACCATGAGAAATCCCAAGCTCGGTAAGTCATAAGATAGGAGAAACAAGATGGGTAGTATACATAAGTATCAAGTAAACGAAGCAAACAATATAGCTTTAGGTCAAGCTGGATGTCTATTTGAAGATGGTACAGATGCCATTACAGGTAAAAAGATAATAGGTATTCAATTTTTAGAAGATGTAACATTTTCTTCTTTGACACCAGAAAGCTCAGATTATATAGGAACATCAGGTGGTAATGGAGATGCAGTAGATTCTTCAAATACATTTCCACAGGGAGTTACAATTTTTGGTAGATGGACTGGATTTACACTAGCAAGCGGTTCAATTGTAGCATATCTAGGCTAACATGCTAGGATTAGCTAGTAGTTTAGTTAAAGGGGGAGCATCCCTCTTAACATTCGTTAAGGACAACCTCAAGTTATACCTCGACTTTAAAAAAAATAGGTCAGACACACTTGCATTCCCATCAGAGGGTTCAACATCGTTTGATGGAGACAATGATTATATAACTATTGGAGATGACACAACTTTAGATATTACAAGTGCCATTACTATGTCTTGTTGGATTAAACCAATGGAAATAGATGCTCATAGTTTTGTGGCTGGTAGAGATGATGGCACTAATAGAAATTATTATTTAGAGGTATATACTGATGAAAAATTCTATTGGACTTGTAATGGATTAAGTGATACAGCAGTAGCAAGTACAACAACATTTACTTCTGGTACTTGGTATCATATTGCAGGTGTTTATGATGGTGCTAATATGATATTATATGTTAATGGGGTAGCAGAGGACACTGATGCATCAACTGGCTCTATAGATAATGATGATGTTTCATTTACTATTGGAGCAAGGGAAGCTGGTGCAGATAGATTTTTTAAAGGTAATATATCAAATCTTGGACTTTGGTCAAGAGCCTTATCTCTCGAAGAAATCAACTCCGTTATGAACAAGTCTTACAGTCAGTTAGGCTCTGTAGAAAAAACAAGTTTAGTAGCATGGTGGGCGTTGGATAACTCATCAGATAGAGGTGCTGATTTTTGGAATGTTGGAGTATTTACACAAGAAGGAAGCCCTACTACAAGTACTTACTCTGATGGTTTACTAAATGTAGTTGGTAATGGTAATAACACAGGAGCAAGATTTAGTTTTCCAAGTACAGGCAGTACATCTATTGAAGGGTATAATCAGTATGAGTTTTCTTTTGATATAAAAATAACAAGTGGTGGAGGTAGTAGTGTTAAAATTCAACATCATTATTCAAATGCTATTAGCTCAACTTTTAATGATATAATAGATACTACTGAAGCACCAAATCAAGAATTTAAAAGATTTGTTACAACATTATATAATGATAACTCTGCAAGTTCTAATAGATATTTCGTATTTGTGCAAAATAATGCGAGTCCAACTGCTGAATTTCAAGTAAAAAATATAGTTTTAAAACCAATTACTGCTAATGATAGTAAAGGTTCTAATCATGGGCAGTTAGTACAAGGAGCAACAACTACCACATCAGTATATGGTGGCAATGCACCAATCTTACCTCGTGCAATAGACATAGCTGAATCATTTGCAGATGCGATTGGAAATGGGAGTGCAAGTTTTAATGGCTCATCAGATTATGTGCAAATAGGAAATAACCCATCTGCACCACTTACAATTAGTTTTTGGTTTAATCCATCTTCATCAGCAAGTGGTAATCCCGCAATATATAGTACGACAGGAGCATTAGAAATATGGATTGGTTATCATGTTACAGATGGTTGGATAAGGGGGCATTTTGGTGGTGCTGCTTATATACAAACTCCAAATTCTGTTATTTCAGCTAATAGATGGTATTATGTTGCAATAACTCTTAATGGTACAACAGGCAAAATATATATTAATGGAATTAATCAAAGTTTAACTACTTCTGGAACTTTAAGCTCTCCAGATGTAAGCGTATCTAATATTGGTAGAAGAACTGATAATAATGGAAATTTATTTACTGGTAAGATTAGCCAATTTGGAATTTGGCAAGGTGCATTAACGCAATCTCAAGTACAAGAAGTGTTTGAATCCACATCTTACCAAAAGATACCCGCAGATGTTAAGAGTACATTGGGTAGTGAGATACTTACTACTAATGTTAATACAGACTGGAATGCTTATGGAAGCAACGATGTAGATACTGTTACTGGTGGTGTAAAAATTACTCACGATAATAATGCGAGTGGAGCTGCAAGAGTTATTGCGGGTAGTTCTACTAAATTATACAAAGTAGTATTTAATGCTTATTATAGTGGCGGTACTGCACCTAATGTTAAAGTGTGGACAGGAGCAGTTAATTCTGGAACTCAAGCATTAACAACATCAAGTACACAACATACTATTTATTTTGTAAATGCGGGTACATCTTCATTGTATTTTGATTCTGTTAATGGCTCACAAGAAATATTTATTACTAACCTTTCTGCAAAAGAAGTCACTAACGACATCGTAGCGTATTATCCCCTTGATGCTGATAGTTCAGCAAATGGTGTTACAAACGATGTAACTACAGGAGAAACAACAACTTTAATATCTAATAGAGATTTTTCAGGAGTTGCTAATGGTACAGACCCAACAACTTTATCTTACATATTTGCTTATGGTACTCCTGGCGAATTAACAATAGACAATGAACAATTAAAAATAGTTAATAGTAATAATAGTGGGTGTTATTGGAGAGAGGATGGACTTACATCATCAAAATTATACAAATTAACTATTGAAGCTACAGGAGATGTTGCATCTGGGGGAGTTTATGCTACTAATATATCGTTTACTTTATCTAATGGAACTTTTACAGGT